GTGTTATTTGTCGATGAATCAAATGGTCACTATAATGATGAATAGTGTAAGTTTGGCAAGCCCATGAGGAACATCATATATGATAAATAACCGCCTCCTAGCTCAAGAAGAACTAATAGTGAGTTCGGGAGGGATAGACTAATCTTCTTTTCAAAGATTTAGGAGCTATCAATAACGCGACGGAGGTGGAAGTTCTTCCCCACCGACATCGTCGAGCAAAGACGTAAGCTTATTATCGTCAAAGAAGGGCAGATCTTATATACAGTACATGCTGAAACATCGGTAGATGAATCTGGGGACAAACCCGAAGAGTATTAACTTCCGTTAACACAGCATGTTCGATCTGTTAGACTTCTTTAAGTCATCATCAAACGTAATTGACATCAACGAATGTCACCGGCCAATTTTATTGCCGGCTTAACACCGTTATTCATTATATTGTTACTTTAGATATTTAGATATGGTTACCTATCCTTGACATTAAAGGACATATCCCGGTTGTCATTCCGGGGAGTATGCTGAGTACGGCATTCGCCTGCAGCACCCACTCTAACCTACTAAAATAAGCGCGTTATGAAAGAATAATAGTAAGATTACTATTCTGCGTCCGCAAGGGACATACCACCTAGATAATCTAGAAGATCAATTTCCTGTTCAATGGAAATCTGATGTACATTAGTACCCTCTAAACCAGCAGTTGTACAGTTACCTGCTACAGCGATACAGGATGGAACAAGTCCATCTGGATCTATAACCGTAGCAGTAGCAGTGGTAGTGTAGAAACTAGCATTTGCGATGGCGTCCTGAATCTCGAACTCATTTTGTTTCGGACCGGAACCGCCTGCAATAAACTCGGTGATTTCCAATGTTTTACTCTCGAAAGAGTCAACAGGGAAGGCACTGCGCATGCTAGCCACATTACCAACGGAATTGAAAGTAACTGAAGCCGTTGCGACAGTGATAGGTATGGAGGCAGGCGCACCGCCCGGACCTCGAGAAATACCTATCATCGCCATCATATTATTAGAGGTGGAAGGTTGTAGGGAATCTACATGTACCCACATCCGCTTGACGACAAGACGAGCAAAATGCTTTATTATGTCTTTGACATATGTCTGTCCTAAGTCAAGATCGGCATTGAGTATAGGAGCCTGCCCGGAAGAACCGGCGGCGAAACCCTTAACCAACCAAGTACCACTTGCAGTCTGCAAATAGACACCTAGTGCTGTACCACTTGTACCATTACCGACGTAAGTATAGCCAAGAACCCAGGCAATACGAAGCCTCCTAATATCGGAGACTCCCAAGCGAGTCATTTTGGTTCTTACGACCGTCCCTATTTGGGAGCCAAGATTCAAGGCATCCCGAGGTTGTATAGGACGATTTCTAAGTAATGGCTTAGCAGAATTATTCTTGCTATTACTCTTATTAGCCCGCGATTTCACAGCACGCGGCCGCTGACCCTTAGGTTTGTTGTTGTTAACCAACTTCATCCGATGTATTGGATCCATCTCGGATAGATGGACTGTTCATCACATAGTTACGTGATAATCACGGTAAATCCGTGCAGTCTCTCGACATTCCGGGACCAGAGTATGGCCCCTTAGTACGTAAATGTTTACATCACACTCGGCCTAAGACCTAAGTAGAAAACGTTTTGGATATTTCAAACTATGTGATCCAATGGCAGTTTAAAGACCTGCTGGTCTAAAGTTTGAAGATGTACTCCGGGTCAAGCGAAGCAGAGAGAATTATATTCTTCTCTGTTAACCATCGCTTCCAGTCCTCTAAAACAGAAGACATTCTCGGATGAAGTATGACATTATAAAAAGTGTCATAATCCGAGTAGTACATCCTCAAAACTGAAGTAAAATATTCATTTCGGTATTGTGAGAAAGATTTCAGACTACCGTCGAAATCTAGGAATTTAACGTCTTCCATGACGGAACCGTGCAGCTTAACGTCCTGCATGACGCTCACAATAAGTGGATAACAACCAACCTGAAGCTGTTATATTTTAACTGATCGAGCATTTGGGCCATATTCAATAAAGCCCAACCTAGTTGCTCTCTTTGAAGCCTTACTCTTAATAGAGACAGCATCAACTTCGTAAAATTTCTCTGTTGCACGTGGTTTCATCCACGGAACAGCTTGTAAAGTATCCAAGGATTCCAACTCATAGCCAGGTAATGGCCGTTGAGTGGTCCGAGGTGCAGTGCCAGTCATAAGGCTAGCAGCTACAATACGATGTACGGGTTTAATTTGGTATTTCCAACCAACAGGTGGAACTATACCCATACCTCCCACAGAAAGGGGGGTAAAGAGATTCCTTGTAAAAAGGGAAGTACTCTTTTTATATTTTAAAACCGCGGTACATTCTTGACGTAACTTTAAAGAGTTATCGTTAATAAAATTTCGAAGAAGATGACACTGTCTACCAGGCAAAGAGCCATCGAGTAAGACATTCATATTTGCCACTAAACCATTCAATGGATCTTGACTAAGATGAGCACGAGCATAACAATTACTCATTTGCTCCTCATTCATATAATTACTATAGTAATGATCCGTAAACTTAGGAGTCTGACTATCGTCAGGACTTCCCGTATCATAGGAAGGAGTATGTTGATAACCATCACACTTCTTTTCTTTCTCCTGAACTTTATGTAAACCTACATAAAGGCCGGCATTCAGATAGTCAATACGCCACGGAGTATCTTCTCTGTGTAAAGCGTAATGAACGCTAACCGAATTTATATTGCAATATTCTCTATGCTGGTAAGCTTTACCAACACTCATTTCTAAACCAACAAGACCGGCAATCTCTACGTGCTGCGACCATAAAGATGGATCAGCAGCGTAGATCATGTCGTCTCCGTTAATTAGAACATGACGAAGTCGATCTCTATGAGACCAACCGTCTTGAGCAACTTGGGTACATAAAAGATACGTACCAAGATTAGCGAGACACAATATAGGAAAAGAAAGAATAGAACCCATCAATTGACCATTACTCTGGTCCCCCTTGTAAGCTACATAAGGCTTACCCTTCTTCTTACCATCGTCATAGTAATCTTGACATGGATAATGAAGCGCATGGGGACCTAGAACCTGCAAAGCAAGTTTCTTATCATATTCTGGAAGATCGTCGATCAAAAATCGAAAGATTCTCCCGGAGTATTTCCAAGATAATTTATCAGTTGCAGCGGAATAATCAATAGAAAACCACTGATCAGTGGGCATAGCCCTATCTTTTAGATCTATAAGATCAGTGGGACTAAAGGGTCTACCTATAAGTCGGAAGCAATCATAATGTCTCATAGAAGCATGTAAAGCTTTCTGTAGGGGACGATTAGAATAATAAGGTAACGCTTCTCCTTTAGAGATTATTCGTATCTTATTAGGCTCCAATACTGCTTGAATGGTAGCAGATAATAAACCAGTTCGGGCGCGGAGGTCATATTTCATACCGATTAATCGTTTCCAATCATCGGATCCTGTATAACACCGCACCTCGGTAACTCTATTCAACAGTCTCTTGCCTTTAGCAAAGACGACTGGGTCATAGCGCATATGGAATAATTCAGTTTCCTTAATTAAACCAATATTTATTTGGGCGAGACCACAAAGACCATAAAGGTATTCGTGTTGACCACCACCACTCCTCTTCTCTTCGAAGCAGGCAGATGTACTAGCTGAAAATTCATCGAAAGATTTCATTTCAGCATAACGTCCGGTTAACTCCTGACGAATACATCTAAGGGTGTGGAGGAATGTGGGATCCTTAAAGATCTCATCAATCGTATCATCATCACCTTCATCAACGCTAGACAAGGTTTCAAAGTGCTTTTTATAAGCATCTTCTACAATAGCCTCACTAAGAGGTAACGTAGATCTTTTTGTTTGAAACCAAGAATACCATAGGTGCGTATTGCGTCTATTAAAAGCGCAAAGTCTAGAACGCATCCAACGCCTTAGCTCACCAGAGGGTTCAAAAGAGAAACCTGAAGGAGCTTTAGGAAGTTCGTTACGCAGATATTTTGCAAGGGGATAGGTTAAAAGGTATTTACACCTTTGAAGCCATGACCCCTCGTCAACTAGGTTATTTATTTCAAAACCGCCAGTCTGATAATCTTTATTCTCTGAACAGAATAAACGATTATTAAGATTGTCGTCTAGATACTGACTAACCTGAATATCCATAGCGTTAATGATTGACTTGGGCACATTATGGTGCTCCAAAACGATGGTCAATCCACGAACAACAGCCACTGTCCTAGGGTAAGTACTACCGAAACAGGTATACTCACTCTCAACTGAAGAGGACAAGCTATCAGCTGAGTGTAAGCCCAACTGGGGCTCACCGGCAGAGGGAGAACTCTCTCCCCAAGTGTTTGCAAAATTATCAATAAAGTTTTGTAAACCATTATCGAGCCTTTTTGAAGGCATTTCGCGAATTGTTTCTTTGGACTAAATTAACTTTAGTTCGGGTGAACAATAA